ACCTGCACATTAGCTAATGTGCATGACACTTTACGTTGTTTCTCTCGCACATATAACGCGATCATGAAGGGCAGAAAACCAAAACCTACTGCGTTGAAGATTGCTCAGGGTAATCCAGGTCATGAGCGGCTAGACCCATCGAAAGAGCCGCAACCTGATGTGCGTATCCCTGATGTGCCAGAGTATCTATCTCCAGGTGGTGCAACAGTTTGGAAGAAACTTGCACCGATGTTGCTGCGAATCAAGGTGCTGACTGAAGCGGAAATGATTGCCCTTGGCCGTTTATGCGAGTTGACTTCACAGCTTGAGATTGCGAGCAAGGATGTTGCAACTAGGGGTGTGATGATTGATAAGCCGATACATGATCGTGATGGTAATGAAGTGGGGATGATTCCTGCATTGAATCCCATGTTTAAGGTGCAAACAGCACTGGAATTTCAGGTTAAATCGTATCTTGTAGAGTTCGGTTTAACCCCTTCCAGTAGGTCGAAAGTCACGAAGAAAGTTGACGGCGAAAAGTTGACGCGAGATCCGTTGCAGGAACTCAGGGATCGTGCAAAGCGAACTGGCTAATTGACTGCCACACCAGCCAAGACCAAGAAAAGAAAAGGCCAGATTGATCCTGTACGCAGTTATGCGGAACAGGTGTTAGATGGAACGATTGTAGCCGGGCCATATGTGCGCATGGCCTGTCAAAGACATCTGGAAGACTTGACCGAAGGCGGGTTGCGTGGTCTGCGTTATGACAATGACCTTGCACATGTGGCGTTTGATTTCTCGAAGTTGTTGGCACTGCCTGAAGGCGATCCGTTTGACATGCTGAACTGGCAACAGTTCTGCGTTGGTTCGCTGCTGGCGTGGCTTGGGCCAGATGGTTTCAGGCGGTTCAGGTCTGCTTATCTGGAAGCTGCCAAGGGTAACGGTAAAAGCCCTGTTCTTGGCTTTATTGCCCTCTATGGTTTGTTCGTCGATAACGAGCAAATGCCAGAGATTTATGCTGCAGCCAGCAAGAAAGAACAGGCGAAAATCTGTTGGACTGATGCGAAGAACATGCTTTCGCACTCAGAAGCGTTGGCTGGTAGGTATGAGCCGTTCGTCAACAACATCTACTGCCCTGAGAACGGCGGCAACTTCAGACCGATTTCAGCAGACAAGAAGCAGTCAGGGCCACGACCGCATATTGTGTTGGTTGATGAGCTTCATGAGCATCCGAATGACCTGATTGTTTCGATGCTTCGCGCGGGTTTTAAGCGGAGAAAACAGCCGTTAATGGTGGAGATGACGAACACTCCCCAGACGGAAAAAAGCGTTTGCGGCCAGCATCGTGATTACTCAATCAAGGTCTTGAAGAAGGTTTACCAAAATGACCAGTGGTTCAGCTATATCAGCAGTCTTGATGAAGGTGATGATTGGAAAGATGAGTCAGTTTGGATAAAAGCAAATCCTAGTATTGGAACTGTGGTTAGCGTCAAATATCTACGCGAAAGAGTGCAGGAAGCGGAAGGCATCAAGGAGCAGGAAGATGAGGTAAAGCGACTAAACTTCTGCATTATGACAACAGGCGGCAAGCGTTCGATTGACCTTACCAAGTGGGACAAGAACAATCCTTCACTGCATGTTACCCCTGAGCAACTGGCCAGTCAGTATCGTGAATGGGCATTAACGCTGCGAAATCGTGAATGCTATGGTGGTCTTGACCTTGCGAAGGTAGATGATTTATCGGCGTTTGTGCTGTTTTTCCCACCTACTGAAACTGAATGCCCTGCTCTCTTGTCCTGGTATTGGTGTCCAGATGAGGACATAACCAAGCGAAGCAGGAGCGGTGTGCCTTACGATGTTTGGAACAGGCTTGGATGGATCAAGGCGACAGAAGGAAACACGACAGATTTTGATTACATTCGTGAAGATATCCTGCAAATCCATAAGGTTTATCAGATTCGCCGGACTGCCTATGATCGAACCTTTGCTCATGAACTGGTGCAAAACCTGATTAAAGAAGGCTGCGACATGTTGGATTATGGGCAAGGATATTTGTCCATGAGTTCGCCAACAGAAACACTTCTCAGGTACACCAAATCAAGCCAATGGCGGCATGGCAGTCACCCGATTACCCGATGGTGCGCTGAAAATTTAGTCTGCGTGCGCGATCCTGCAGGCAATTACAAGCCAGACAAAGAGCGATCAGCCGAGAAGATAGACGGGATGTCAGCAGCCTGCAACGGAATTGGTGCGTGGCTGGATGCCAGACCAAAGAAACGAACTGGTGTTGGGGGGATAGAAGTATGGTAAGTGACTTGCTGTTCATTGCAGGTGTTATAATTTTCCTGTGTGGTGTATATTGTATCTATCCTCCCATTGCAATTATTCTGCTCGGCATAGCCATCGCTGGCTTGTCATTCCAAAGCAGGGGGAACAATGGGAAGCCTAGTTGATTCAATTCGCAATAGCTTGAGTTCCTGGACGCGAGGTTACAGGATCAGCGAAGAAAGAACATCAGGTATCTTTTTTCGCAATGAAGCTACGTCTGGGCATCAGGTAGACCAGTACGAATCCATGACGTTATCCGCGGTTTTTGCTGCTGTAAGGCTAATCAGCCAGGTCATCGGCATGTTGCCGATCAACGTCTATGCAGCCAAAGAGGAAGGCGGCAAGAGGCCAGCACTCACAAACCCTGCGTATCGTCTGCTGAAGTGGGAACCTAACCCCTGGATGACTTCCAAGAACTTCAGGCAGTTGATGGAAGTCCATCGGCTGCTGTGGGGTAATGCTTATGCTGAAATCGTTTGGAGCTTTGGAGGATCAGCGAAAGAGCTTTGGCCTATTGAGCCATGGCGCGTGAAGCCTGTCGAGGAAGATGGCGAGTTGAAGTATTCGATAGACAACGGCAAATACTTCATCGCCAAAGAGGACATGTTGCACATTCCTCTTATCAGTTTCGACGGGATCACTGGACAGAGTTTCATTGATTTTGCTATCAATTCACTCGGATTGAATCTTTCTGCACAGGATTTCGCTGCTACTTTCTTTGGAAACGGGGCAACTCATGGCTCAATCCTTATGCATGAGGGCGATCCTAACAAGGAACAGAGGAAAGAGGTAAGGGAAGAGTGGGAGAAGCGGCATGTAGGGCCGGGCAAGGGGTATCGAACTGGTGTCCTTTGGGGTGGCTGGCAAATCAAAGATGCAGGCGGCGTTGACCCTGAGAAGTCGCAATTAATCGAGCAACGGCGTTTTGGCATCGAAGAAGTTGCACGATGGCTGAACATCCCCCCGCATTTGCTGCGTGATTTGTCACAAGCCAAGTTCAACAACATCGAAGAATCACAGATTGACGCTGTGATTTATAGCTGGTTGCCGATCTTGGTGGACTATGAACAGGAGTATGACCGACGGTTATTGAATCCACCACACACATTCTGCAAGCACAATCTGAACGGTTTGCTGCGTGGCAACATGCAGGCCCGGGCGCAATTCTACAAAGAGATGTTTGCGGTTGGTGGAATCACGATTAACAAGATGCTCGAACTTGAGGACGAAGACCCAATTGGCCCAATGGGAGATTTGCGATTTGTTCCCCTCAACATGCAGACTCTTGAGGAAGCCGACAAAAAAGCAAAAGGGCAAACACCTGTTGAACCAAAAGTTGAGCCAGAACCGGAAGAAGAAATCGAACCCGAAGAAGAGACAGAAGAAACCGAACAAGATGAGCCTACAGAAGCACCGAAACTTGCAGAACATGCTTGGCTGAAATCTGTCTTAGGGCGAATGCTGAATAAGGAATTGAATGCCCTGAAACGTGCAGCATCCAAGCCGAAAGAGTTTCTGACATGGCTTGATGAGTTCTATCCACACCACACAGAAACCTTGTCAGAAGCGATGCTGCAAGTGGTAGACTTCATCAAGCCAGCGAACGGAACACTGAAAGATTTCTGTAACCAGGAAACGAACTGGGCAAAAGAGCAGTTGCTTAACCTGAGCGGGAATCATGCTCCTGCTGATTTCCCCTCGGCAATCGAGAAACTGTCTGAGGAATGGCGAAACACCAGAGTCGATCAATCGTTATCACGTTGGAATGGAGTTGAACATGCACTTACTTAAATCAAACAAGTGGGAAAAAACTGACATCCTTGGCAAACCTATTGGCGTTGACCGTGAAAACAAAGTCCTGCGCGGCTATGTTGTTGCCGAAAAAGGCGTGTTCAAAAATGCAGATCGTGGTGAGTTTGATGACCTGTCGTTAGATGGAATCGTTAAACTCTGGGGTGAACACAGGAACGGACTGAAAAGCCGATTTACTCACCCTTCACTGTCGGATGATGGTCTTGGAAAGTTCCTCGGCAGGTCAAAGAACGCTCGAATTGAAGGGACTGCAGTTCGGGCTGACTTACACCTTGACCCTACCAGCTTCAACACGCCACATGGAAACCTCGGCGGCTACATCATGGATTTAGCCGAGAATGATCCTGGTGCATTCAGTTCATCGCTAGTGCTGAAGGCTGACAAACTGGAACGCTTGGACGAACACAAAAGGCCAATCCTGAGCAAGGAAGGAAAACAACTTCCCCCGCTATGGAGGCCAACGCGACTTCATGCATCTGATGTCGTTGACACTGGTGAAGCTGCTGGCGACTTCATGAGCATGGACATGGACGTTGAAGGTTTGCCAGATGAACTGGTTCGGCGTGGCACTTTCCTTTTGAATGAAGCGTTTCCAGGTAAGCCAAGAGAGGTTGTCCAAGAGCGATTGCAGGCATGGGTAAACCGCTATCTTGACCTGCGATATGGAGAGCAAAAGGGGCGCAGCGTAAAGTTGCTCAAGAAAAAACTTGACATGCAACTGCGTTCGATAGGTTGACAAACGCAAGAGCATATGTAAATAATTAAACTTGTGAGGCAGAGTCTTTACTCAATCTCCAAGTTTTAGCAGCTAACTCGAACGCCGTTGCGGGCGAGATCGCTGGAAAGACGGTTAATTTCCGTCACCAGAGGTCGAACCCGCAACGGCGTTCTGTCGTTTGCCCCTGGTGACACAAGCACAAAGGGCAAACGAAATGTCACTGAAAGAACAGACTGAAAAGCTGCGCGAACTGGTCATGCACAACCGAAAGTTGCTTGACCTCTCGGAATCTGAAGGCCGAGAAGACCTCAGCCCAGAACAGCAAACCGAATACGAAGCACGCGAAAAAGACATCGACGCGCTCGAAAAGAAAATCGAATCAGCCCAGAAACTGAGCGAACGCAAGGAACGTCTCAGCCAACTGGAAAGCAAGCTGGATGAAAAGATTGGCCGACAGGTAGCAACCAGCCAGACATCAACTCTGACTGCTGGAACCACCAACCTGAACCAAGTCATCGAACTGGCAGTCAGCGGCAACAAACTCCGCTTTGAACCAGGAACGATTGATCATCTTCGCTGCCAAAAGAGCTACGAAGACAAGTTCAACCGTTACCTGCTGACTGGTGAATCCAACGGTTTAAGCGACTGGTCATCGCTTGGCTTGACTGTCAACACTGACAGCAAGGGCGGTTATCTTGTGCCCATGACCTTCATGAACAAGATGATTAAGTTCCTTGATGATAATGTTTGGATGCGTCAACTTGCAACCGTCATCAGTGGTGTATCACCTTCAGGTATTGGCATTCCCAGTTACGACACTGATCCAGGTGACGCAGACTGGACAAGCGAAGTGCTTGCAGAAGATGCCGACGAAGATGATGCCATGACGTTTGGCAATCGTGAGATGATTCCGCAAGACCTGATGAAGGTTATTGCAGTCTCACGAAAGATGCTCCGTGCTGGCAGTCCAGTTATCGACATTGAGAACTTCATTGTCCAACGACTGGGTTACAAGTTTGCCATCACTGAAGAAAAAGCCGCAATGACAGGCGATGGTGTGCGCGGCTGGCTTGGCATCTTTACTGCCAGTGCCAACGGCATCACTACCAGTCAGGACATTCGTTCATTTTCTGCAACTGCTTTCGATGGCGATGACGTTATTGAAACACTGGGCGATTTGAAGGAAGAATACCAAGCAAACGCAACTTGGGCATTTGGCCGTGCCTTCCTGAAACGATGCCGAAAGCTCAAGGCATCAAGTTCAGGTGAATACATCTGGACAAGTCCTTTTGGCGGCAACCCTGGGTTGATTGGAGATCGGCCATACAAGATCAGTGAGTATGCACCATCGACGTACACTGCAGATCAGTATGTTGCAGTCGTTGGTGATTACAAGACTGGCTACTACGTTGCCGATGGTCTTGACATGACTGTTGATCGTGATGACTCCATCCGACGACTGAAGAAACAACACCTGTTTGTAGGCGAGAAGTCCTCAGACGGTGCCCCTGTTTTGGCTGAAGCCTTCCGACGACTGCAGATGAAGGCAAGCTAACCATCCATTCATTCAGCCAGACTGGTTTCAGTCTGGCTTATTCCACATCGAGCCAAACAAGGAACAACAGTCATGATGCAGAAAGACCTTTTCAGCGATATTCATGTAAAGCCATGTATTGCACCAGTTGTCCTTACAGACAACACAGCGGCTGTAGGTGCAATCATCAGCCACGCTGATTATCATTCGCTGACATACTTGATTAACACAGGCACTCTGTCAGATGCCGACACCACTCTGACGATTCTGTTGGAGCATGGCGACGTATCGAATCTTTCCGATGCTGCAGCCGTGCCTGATGAAGATTTGCTCGGCACTGAAGCAGGTGCAGCAATCACCTTTGCAGACGATGGCGAGACTCGAAAACTTGGCTACAAGGGTAGCAAGAAATACAGTCGTTTGACCATCACTCCTGCAAACAACTCAGGCAACATCCCAATCGGTGCAGTGGCTGTTCTCGGACATCCACGCAAAGGCGCAATCACCAGTCAGGTGAACTAATCAATGCTGCTTGAGTGCATCAATCCTGCATCACAAAGCCTGCTCACTGTTGAGCAGGCCAAGTTGCATTGCAGGGTACAACACTCAGGTGAAGATGCTGCCTTTGTTGACTTGATAAAAGCGGCTGAAGACTTCTGCAGAATCCACACAAGCAGAGTTTCATTGTCTTCAACGTGGCGGTTGACGCTGCCATGTTTCCCAGAAGATGATGCGATTGATCTTGAGATAAGCCCTGTTCAATCCATTGTTTCAGTGTCTTACACAGACACTGACGGCGATGAACAGGAACTTGAGGACTATCAACTTGAGAAGTCGATCATTGTTCCAAGACTCTGGCCAGCAGTTGGCGAGTCATGGCCGGCGACTGAGGAAGGCAATCGAAACGCTGTGGTTGTGGAATTCCTTGCAGGGTACGACGACATCAGCAAGGTGCCTGCTCAGTTTGCTCAGGCGATGAAACTGATGGTAGGCCAGTGGTTTGCTTACCGTGAAGAAATCATCCCTGGTTCAGTGACCACACCTCCCATTGCAGCAATCAGGCTGCTGAATCAGGTGAAGTCTGAGAGGTATGTCTGATGGTTCCTGCTGGCAAACTCACAGAACTGGTAACGGTTCAGCAGTACAGCGGGCAACAGGATGTTGAGACTCTTGAGCCACAGCACGACGAAGGAAGCTGGACAACTGAAGCTGAGAACATCTTCGCAGAGGTTGAAACGCTTTCAGGTCGTGACTTTGTGCAGATCAACCAGGCAGGTTACACCGCAAGCCATCGTGTGAAGATCAGATACAGGGCTGGTGTGCAGGTTAAACGAACACGATTCATTCACAACGGAATACCACTCTACGTTATTCATCCGGTGAATGTGCAGAACAAGAACGCGTTGCTGGAAATCTTGTGCCAATCAGGAGAGCCGAACCTGTGAGGATAGACGCCAAGGTGGAAGGGATTAACGAGATGATGGCTGTACTGAAAGGTTTACGACCAGCAGTGCAGCGTAGAGTCTTGCGCCCAGCCTTGGCGATTGAAGGTCGAAACATTGCAAGAGCAGCGAAAGCACTGGTTCCAGTTCGATTAGGCCAACTGAAGAAGGCACAAGGTTCCAAGCTCAAGACTTATGAAAACGGAACGGTTATTGCCATCGTAGGCGCACAGCGAAAGAAATATGTCACTTACATCGGTGGCAAAAAGATCGACCCTTCCAAGTACGATCATCTGGTTCATGGTGGAACGCAACCACACTTCATTGCAGCAAGAACAATCGTCCGCACAAAGGTAACTCTGCCAGGTCAATTTCATCCAGGCACGAAGCCTTTCCCTTACTTAAAAATCGCATCAGCCAACACGATGGCAGGTGCAGGCCAGCGCATCTCTGCGCGAATGTCGCAAGAGATTAAGAAACTGGCCGTTGGAAACAAGCTGAAACTCTAAAGGAACGCGATGGCTGCTGAAGTCCTGGTCGAACTTCTGAAGCGAAATGAGGCAATCGCTAATCTGGTTGGTCAGCGAATTTGCCCAGATCAGGCACCAATCGACTGGCGAACGCACAACTTTATCGTTTACGAATTTCAGCAGGACAAGCGGCAACGGCTGGCAGACGGGACAGAAACAGGATTAATGCGAGTTCGCTTCTCGATTTACTGCTGTTCCCGCAACCGTGAGAAGTGCCGAGAGATAGCAGCGGCTGCAAGATCAGCAATCAGGGTGAACAGCACAACAGAGATTGCAGGCAGAACAGTCAGGCAGGTGTTTGTTCCTGATGGCGAGCGAGACGAAGC